CCCGAGCCGGTGCCATAATCAGTAATCCGGGTTCCCGCAGTAATGCCGCTGCCCGAAACCACCATACCGGCGTAGATCGTCCCAGAAGCTACAGAAGAAACCGTAAGAACAGTACCCGCACCCGGAGGGGTTCCGTCGTCAATGGTTCCCGTGAATACAGCTTGCTTGTTGGTGATCGATACGCCGCTGCTGGCAGCAGTTGTATTTAGGCGAATGTGGTAAGCCGTTGTCGTGCTGCCATCCAGTTGGTCTGTAGTGTCGTAAAAAGACCCATACGAGAACGTCAGGTAGTCCCCGCCAAGCGGCCCAAACAGTGCAGAGGTCGCGTTGTCCAGCGCATTGAAGTAAACCCGCAGCTCACGATAAATCTGGTCGTGATGACGCACCTCATACGCCTGCGGTGCATTGATAAGGTTGGGTGCTTTGGTTGCGCGGAGGATCGCCATCAGGACTTCCTGCCGTCCGGACGAATATCAATTCTAGGCGTGCCCAGCTGCCAAGCCACACCCAACTCCGTCGAGCGAACCTCAAGGGCCATCTGCCGCCCCCGCACCCGCGTGTATACCTGCCCGGTAAACTGCTGCACCGTGTAGACGCGTTGGGTGTTGTAGCTCTGGGTGCTGGTGACCGTGGGAGCGCTGGGGGTGCCGTAAGCTGTACCAGAGTTCTGCCGGGGTTTGCACACCATCGTGACCGCAGGGTAGTCCGGGGCCGGAGTCGTGGAGCCGTCAAAGGTCAGATCAGGCAGGATGCGCCAGATGTAACCGAAGTTGTAGCCGTCGCCAATGTCAAAGTCTGAGGAGTCGATGTAGGCTTCGATAGGCACGGGTGTCGCGGTAGATAGATCGTCGTTACCCACTTCGTGATACATGACCTGATTGGGAACCACAAGACCCGCCGTGGAGTACGCCACATGCGAAGCTGCCGTAGTGCTGTTATAGCCACGGACGCAATCGTTTAAAGCCACCGACGTACGAGACCCATAATAAACCTGTTCGCTGTCAATCTGAATGACCCCCGAAGCTGGGTAGGGCGACGCATCCAGCAGGTTGATTGAGGTGTCGGAGCTTGTGATGGCCGCAGAGAGGTAGCTGGTTTTGATGCTGAAAACGCCCATCGGGTTCTTGCGAGTAGGGGAATCTAACCACGCCGTGCGGCCAAGTTCTCCGTAGTACCAGACATTATCGAGGTAGTTGTACACCACATACCGGTCATTCACGGTGCTATTGAGCGAGGGGTAGAACCACCAAACTTCGCTGTATTGCTCATTGCCACCAGCGACCACCTGATACGCCTGATCTTGATTGAAGTTATCGAACACAAACTGCCGCACCGAACAAGGCAACGTCTGCACACGACCGTCGTACATATAGAACTTGTCGACGCCCATCCAGAACATGACGTTACTGGAACCGACCACAGCATTGGGGGAAGCAATAGAGATGCCGTCCATCAGCAGGTTTACACCCCAGACGTAGGGTGGCCCGAGGTATTGCATCGAGTAGATGGCGCTGTCAGACCAGATCACGAACTCCTGCCGAGAGTGCCTACCCGCAACAAGCCGAGAGCCGTGCGAGAGGCGAAGTTCACCTGCCTGATTATCCGCAGCAGGCACCCATTGGTAGATGTTTTCCTGATCAGACCATCGCACCAGCATCGGATCAAAGTCGGTATTCGCGTCGCCCGGATCATAGGGGTTTGCACCGATACAGATACCAAATCTTTGCACGCCAGAAGTATGAATCTCGTATACCGAATTCGGCACAAAGTCATCATCGTAACCGGCGGCGAGTGCAAGGCTCTTCAGAGTCACAGCGCGGGGAGGATTTGTGGTATCCGCCGCCCAATAGTAGATCGCCCCCTCACGTGGAGCGGAAACAAGGTCTTCGCCATAGTTGTCCAGAGACCACAGACGGAGCTGGTTTGTGGCCTCAACAACAGTAGTGCCAGAGTATTCTTCACCCCAGCCATCCCGACTCCAAGGGCCGATACCCCAACCAGTGCTGGGGCTATACAATGAACTGCCTGCGTTGACTTGATACGCCGCGCTGACTGCGGCACCACCACCTGAACCCGTAGCCGCCGCTGCGGTGGGCAGAATGATCTGATAGCTGTTGGCGTCTACAATTACGACGATTTCGTATTCATCGTTGAATACAGTGTAGTTAGCACCTGTTGCGCCAGAGAACGTGACGTAAGTGCCAACCGTAGCGCCGTGCGCCGTGTCCGTAACCGTGACAAGTTTTGACCCGCTGGTGATGGCGAACGGGTTGTTATTGATTGTGGCGGTATTACGAATCGGGGTGATGTCGTAAAATGCACCGCCGTTTTCGATGTAGAGTTTTTGCTCAGTGCCCAGAGCAAGCAGGTTGCTGCTGTTGAGAGTAATCCAGTTCCACAGATTACGGCAGATGCCAAAGAACGTGTTGACTACGCCATTGTTAGATGCGGCCAGATTCTGCCAGCCGCCGACCTTCTCAGGATAACCAGAGCGGAAGCGAATCTTGTCGCAGTCGTACCAACCACCTTCGCCAGCGTAGTTGGTGTTCTCGCGGTTGATACCGGGTTTAAACTGGAGTTTCTGTAATGGCATCGATTACCCCTTAATACGACCACACGGTCGGGCGCGGCAGGTCTTTCTCCATAACATCCAGATGAATGAACCGCCCAGTGCCTTTCTGCTGTACGCCAATTCCGGTGAACCCCAGCTCAAACGCCAGCTGCAGCACCTTGTACGCATCCGCACCATCAACACCGATGTCCACCGCGAGCCCAAACGCGTGCGCACCCGGACTGGCTTTCTTGGCTTCGATGGGATGCTGCGGGCAGCGATACCCGGAAGTGACCCGCATGGGTTTGCCGTACACCTCTCGCAGCTTCTGCAGCGCGTTCATAAGCTCGGGCTTGATACCGTCCCCCCCGCAGTGCTGGCACTGCATTTCTTTGGGTGTAAAGTTTTTCCAGACCCAGTTCATATCAGTCCTTTCGGGTGAGCATGTCGGTCTTGCGCTGGCTACCGGACGACGACCCAAACCAGAACTGATACACCCCCGCAGTCTCCCGCGCCAATACCCCCAGCAGGAGCATCATGACATCGGAGCCCGTGAGCTTAAATTCCCCCATTGCTGCGCCAATCAGCAACCAGAAAAACCCACCGATAGTCAGCACAGTAAGCGCGGCAGGTACCCACGACTTGGTTTCGGCTTGCAGTTTGCGGGCGCTGTCACGGTCTTTGGCGTGGATTTCTTCAAGGTTGATGTCGAGCTTCTTTAGCTCAAGCTTGAGGTTCTGTTCTGCGAGTTTGATAGCAGCAAGCTGTTCGCCGGTAAGCTGTCCTGATTGGAGCGCGGATTCGATCTTCTCTTGGGTGGCATCCGAGATGCCCATGGCATCGCCCAAAGCTTTGACCGCGAGGCCCGCCAGAGGCCCACCGAGCAGCGTAGCGGCAGTCGGAGCTACCGATTTGATCAGACCTTTCCAGTCAAAGTCGCTCATTTTTACCTCACAGTGTGGATTTCGCTATCGACTTTATTAGCATTGACCATTCCTTATGTTCAGAACGCACTAACGCGGATAACTCGGTTGGTTTTTTGTAGCCGGGTATTACCCCAATCGCTTGTAGCTCAACAGATATTTTAGATAAGGCGGACGAAAAAAGCATTCCCAGCCTCTCCGCGTCGTTACCATTTGTGCCCGGGGGCGCAAAGATACCCCACCACATAACAGCCTTATACCCGGGATAGGTTTCAGAGATAGTCGGTGTCTCCGAGAACACAGTGGAGCGTTTCGAGCCAGTGCTGGCTATAACACGAATCTTTCCAGACTTAATAACCGGTAAATAAGTGGAGGACGCGTTAGGAACAGGCAGTAGTGCCGAATCTATATCGCCCCGCATCAAATCAGGCGGAGCAAGCGATACTGATTTGTAACCCACAGGGAGCATCTTCCCCCCCACCAGCTTTACTAATCGCTCCATGCCGTAATAAGACACAGTAGAGTGACCACCAAACCCGTAAGACATCTTCCCGCGTTGTTTTGCTACGGCAGCGGCAAACTCTTTTATAGTCCTAGCGGGTACAGAAGGATGGACTACCAAAATACTGTCTGTCTCCCCAACGTGCGCTATCGGCACAAATGCAAACGGGTCATAGGCTAGATCAGGGTAGAAGAGGGGGCCGTTTGCTATGGAGGCGGTAGAGATAAAAACTGAAGTCCCGTCTGGGGGCCACTTCGCCGCCTGCGAAATCATAATCACGGCACCAGCGCCGGGTCGATACTCTACATTCAGGCGCGGGGAAACTTTACGCATGGTCTGCACAATAACGTCTTGAGTTCCACCGGGAGGGTAGCCAATAACCACGCGGGTATCCGCCGCAGAGTTAAGCGCGGTAAAAGTCAGCAGCAAAATAACAATAATCTTCATGCTAAATAGAGCCCTCCGTGATGTTGTTAGGCGATGACATGATATACATATACGTCCTTGCGTCGATAAACCCGACCTCCCTCGGTTCAGCAGTTACGTATGTCCCATGCATGCCTTGCAGTTTAGGGTAGGTCAACTCCATGGAGTATCGTTTTGGCGTAGACGCCGCCGCACGGTCAGCAGAGAACGCGTAGATGTAATCACGCATCGGCATCTTGTAATTTTTCCACTTATATTCGGGGCATTTAACGGTAACGTCATTACACATAGCCCAGTGCTGATAAGCGTCATCCATGAAGAAGTTTACAAAATGCGGGCAGAGCCCACCAGTCCATATCTGAAAACGGAACGACACAAACTGCCATTTGAGGGCGAATATCACCCACCACTGGTAATCGTAATTTGTCTTTAGCTGCAACGGACAGGCGTTTATAACTGGCATTAAGCTAGAGCGAATACTCTCGGGAAGGCCATATAGAGGGCTGGAGGAAGACAACACAGCCTTATAATCCTCACCAGAAGCGCCGTTAAATTTCTTCCAGTTTGTCGTCCCCATAATATGAGCGCCGCACTCACCGGTTACCCACAAGTAGTCATTGCGATGCTGCCTGACAAAGATAATCGGGTTGCCTATTTCTACGGTAACTTTTCCGTTTTTACGAAGCACCTCATTGTAAAATGACGGGCATTCTGCGATAGATGTTTGTGACCCGACTATTGTTATGTTGGCCCCAGCTTTAAGTAACGCGGACGCGACACACATGCTGTCGAGACCCCCGCTATAAAGCACCGCTACGGGTTTATTAGCATCGGCAGCTTTTTTGATGGTGGCCTTGGCAACAGCATCTGTCACCGCGTCAAAACTGCCCGGGTCTACAGCAACGCTCGGTATGGACTGCTCTATCACTATATTTGGGAGCCTTTGGTCTACGATAGTGCCTGTCCTATCAATGAAATGTGACCCTAAATAATTAAGCACATCATGATATTTGACCGACATCAACACTCGCGGCGGCACCAAAAACCGTTGGTCGTTTAGTGATTCAGGGGCGCAGACAAATGGGACGTTGTCTTCCGGCGGCAACTCCACGAGTACGTCGGGGGACGCCCCCATTACTGGCGGGTGCTTTTTGCTAATAGCTAATACATCTTCTTCAGTAAGCATACGAGCGCGTGTCATTTATCACCATGAGATTATTACTGCACCACCACCGCCAGCAGTCCCAGACCCGGCAAATACATTACCCGGGCCACCGTTTCCGCCATTGCCATAACCGCCATAGCCAGAGCCGCCCTGATAAAGAGCCGGGACGCCGCTTTCACCGCCGGAGGTACCCCATTCGCCTTGATTCCCATTAGGACTACCCGCAGCACCGTTATAACCAACAATGTAGGGATTGCCGCCACCACCAGAATCAAAGTGGGCTACGCCGCGCCCCCCGCCAGTAACCGAATCCGCACCAAATGTAGTCCCCGTGCCATCAGTTCCAGCAAGGTTCCCATACCCCCCACCACCGGAAGTCGCCCCGCCAGCACCTACGGAGTACGCAATAACCTGCCCCGGCACGACAACAAGCGTCTGGTTTACTTTAAATCCGCCGCTACCGCCACCGCCACCGATGTATGGGTACACAAACCCAAAGTTAATACCCGCTGCTTGATATCCCCATGAGCCGCCACCGCCACCGCCAACTATAGTATAGGTTATTGACCTTACTCCAATCGGCACAGTAAAGCTGCCCGACCCACTGGTGTAGGTAACTGTCCCCGGTGCAGCTCTAGTCTCTCCGCCCAAAAGGGCTTGCATAATGCCGGTCATGGTTTAGGTCACGGTTCCAGTCACGACACAAACAGTCCCGCTAATGAACAGCACGGTAGCCACGCCCCGCGTTGCAAGGGTCATGGTGGCTTTGTCCGAATCAGTTCCCGCGATATACGCGGTAGTGATGGAGCAGGTGATAGTGATATTGCCGGAAGTATTGTTGAATATAGATACTGCGTCACCTTCAGCAAACGTAGCGTTCGGGATGACGATACTGCCGCCGCTACCTACTTGCACATACTTGCCAACATCTCCTACAGCCAGCGTATAGGCGGAAGTCTTTGTTCCTACCGCGATGAGGTTACGATACCCAACAGTGAAGGTTTCGGCGGGCAGTGTCGCAGTGTAGTTTGTTGCCCCGGAATTAGCGCTCGCAACAGTTGTGTATCCAGTGCTGGAACCCGGTATGCGGGCGGATGTCAGGGTCGGTGTAGTCAGGGTCGGGGAGGTTGCCAGCACCACAGCGCCAGAGCCCGTCGAGGTCGTCCCACCAGTGCCGCCAGAAGTTACTGGTAGTGCCGTGGCAAGCGCCAGAGAAGGCAGTTGCGTGATCTGGGAAACGACGTTCGTGCCGTCGGTATACACCACCGTATAAGCCCCATTTGGCACCGTAACCCCAGTACCGGCGCTGGTCTTGACTACGATACTCTGACTGCCCGTGGTGTTATTGCGAACGATGTAGGGCTTCTGGATCGTCGGGACGATCAGGTTTCGAGTAGTGGTCAGGGATACGCTGGAGGTGACGTTCAGGGCCAGATTACGAGCGGTTTGGGTAGCGTTCGAGTCCGTCAGGCTGATCGTAAGGTCGGCATCCGTGGTGAAGTTCGGGTTGCCGTAGCCTACAATCGACTGCTCCAGCGCAGTGCCGAGGTTGGTGTTGGTCGTGCTACCCCACGTACCGGACTGTTCACCGGTGCCGATAAGCTCGATCTTGAGGTTGGTTGAGTATGTGGATGCCATTTGGGTTCCTTATGGAAGCGAAGCAACAAATTCTTTAGCTTGTTCAGATGTTATAACATTACCATCAGCGTCTTGCAGTTCAGCTTCATCAGCCAGAACCTGCGCCTTGAAGTTGGCGTAGTCGGTGTTGTCGGGGTCGAAAGGTATGCTGATATTTTGCCCAATAATTGTAACCGCAACATCACGGCCATCAACTTGTTGTAATTTATATTGAATCATTTTTATAACTCCGCAGAAGCAGCAATATAAGCGGCACTACCGTTACTGCCTAAAGAACCCGGCCTATATGCTGTCATGCCAGTAGTAGCAAACTGAACGGCAAAGGTAGTCGCAGTTGATAAATCAACAACAGAC